CTTAATAGATTTGAAATCCATTTGCTGGTCACCAATAGACAATCCAGTATTAACGGCATATACAGAAGTTCCATCAACTATAATAAGATGTGGATGAGCAGAACCATAACCACCCGTTTCTGTCATATGACATTCTGTACCTGTAGAAGGAATACGAGCAATCCAGTTAAATGAATTGTCGCGATTAATTAAGTATAGGTCATGATTATAAACTGCATACAGAACTGGTCTGTTGTCATAACCTCTCGAAACCCTATACATACCTCTACATCTTCCGGTAATTTCTGCTGCTTTAACTTCACCCATGACAGTTCTCATGAGGATGCCTGTAGATTTCTCATCAGAGTTCTGTTGTTTCTCTACAAACATATTAACAGCCTCACCAAGGCCTACCTTAGCAAGGTTAGATTTAGAAATTGTACCGGCTATATTCTCAATTAATTTAACTTGACTAGCCATATTTCTCCTTAGAACATTCCATAACCTGCAAGTAATTCAGCTTGCGTCATGGTATGTGGACTATCCCAGTAATTGTTTCTTAACAATACTCTATCTTCAGCCTTTGGTGTTCTGACATTATCAACCAATACCCTGACTTCGTTCTCAAGTCTATTCATTTGAGATTCATCAAGACGTGGGTACATTAATGCAAGTTTATGTGCCAAAGCTACGATTAAGAGTTCAATGTAGTTCTCTGGAATAAATAAATCAGAATCAATATCGAACTGCATTGCTTCATTATATGTAATCTTTAATCTGTGGTTATCTGGGTAATATAACGGTTTGACATTCAATACCCATTCACCTTCAGATTTCTGAGTATATGTATAAACTCTTGCATTTCTGGAATATCTATCGAAATCAGTATGGTTAATGAAATCTAATTTGTAATATTCCTTATACGGTTCATTTGTATCAGAGATAACATATATAGAATTAATCTTTGCAACATCCCTAACCTGGAAATGTAACATATTCTGATATTCTAACATTTCCTGATAACGTTGTGGATATGGTTCCGATGGTACAAATGACTGCCATGCATAGACTGTATCTTCTGGTGTTCCAACTGGCATTACCCTGAAGAGCAAATTTGGAGATTCCTTAACAATAGCCCATACATCATTATGTAGGTCATCTTCTGTTAATTCATATGCTTCTCTCTCTTCATTTGTATCGAAATAAAGGTTATTGTTACCCTTAACTACATCCGTTTCATCATAAATATGAATTAACGTAGATTTAGGAATAATGACAGATTTCTGGGTCCATACAAGCAAATTATCGTAATTATACTTTGCAACGATACCTTTCAATAGACGATATGCATTCTCCACAATATCACCTGGTACCGCCTGTCTGCGTGGAACAAGGTTACATCTTGTGCATGCTTCTGTTATAATGGTTCTTACTTCCATGTAAACTCCTTAGAAATATACAGAATAATTAGTTGTAACCATTCATCTTAGCCATTATCTTAACCCAATGGATTAAATTCAGAAGTCTCTTTCTCCAATCCTTCTTATTGCAGAAATAATGCATACATTTATGGGTAAACTGGTTGCAGAAGAGGAAATTATCTTCATTTGAAATATCTGTATATTCTTCTTCTTTATCCGTTAATATCATGTGATGCAGGTTGGCCATTCTCGTTAATTTCTGGCCTGTTATTGGGTCTACTTTCTGTTTGTGACGAATCTTGTCTCGAAATTCCTTCCATTTCTTCGAACTTCTGAACTTTGTCTTCCACTTCTGATTGTTTACTCTGGTCATTCTCTAATTCCTTACATGAACGTTTATTTAATTCTACCCACTCTTCTTTGGTGTATTTATTCTTGAAATATTTATCATACATCCTATCTGTATTACAAATGATTGGACGATGGTCATATATTTCACATTTGTTATTCTCATTCAAATATAGACAAATTCCATCACCTCGGTCGAGTTCTTTCAGAATTAATCCGGCAATTCTACAACAATATGCCTTACAACCTTCACAATTAAGCGCCATATCCTAACCTCATTAAATATTCATCAACGAGTTTATTAGCCTGCTGGTCAGTTATTACTTCTTTATTACCATGATTCATCGCATATACTGCTAATGCCACAGCATCACACAAGTCAGGTGAGTGACCTATTATCTTCTTTACGTCTTCCTTAGGTAACAATGCAACTAAACCACGGTTATTGATAAATGCAGACTGTGCGAGTAATTCTTCCTTTACTTCGTCATTTACCCAGAAACCATCCTTTACGGCCTTTGCGAGCTCCATATACATTTCTGTTCTAACATTGGGATATTTGTCTTCCTGGATAGCTTTCTGTGCGAAATTGATACCTCCTAGGTCATATCCCTTAGTAGTAACGAAATCGAATGTTCCTTGACCATAACCACCCGTCAAATCTATATTGCCACCCTTAATCTTATATTCATCATACATTCTTGTAACGATATTTGCTTTCTCAAATACTGTTGCTTCCAAGGTTTCCTTATAGTCAACAATTCCGAATTTATCAATGACAACATACATATCAGAGTCAGCACCCATACCCGCAGCATCCATGCCGAAATAATAGATACCGTCTGTTTCTCTCTTAGATGTTGGAAACTGGCTTCTAAAGATAATCTGAGATGCAACGTCTACATCAAGGATTTCTCCTAATACTTGTTGCTTATAAAGGTTAGAACCTTCTCCATATCTTTCTTTCAATTCATTCTTGAATTCTTCAGAAGTAAACGGGTTATCCAATGCAGTTGCATGAATAATACATTCTGGATGTTTCTTACATAGAGCAGAGAACCAGTTCTGAATTCTTTCTGTAGAGTTTGGTGACGAAATCAAACGAGTCATGGGTTTGTATTTGCCACCTCTCATTCTATCCTTTGCATTGTTGTAAATTTCTTCATTACCGTATGCGGCTTCGTCCATACATAACATAGAAATTTCAGTTAAACCTAACAATGCATCTGGTGATTCTGCAGAGAATGCAAATAATATAGAACCGTTATCAAACTGTATTTCGTTACTTGCTTTATTATGTTTGACACTAATACCAAACTCTGCACATCTATTCTTAATTTCTCGTATAAGAACTAAAGTAAGAGCTCTGTAATTCTGTGCAATTACAATACCTCTGATTCCAGGTTTCTTTACACATTGAAGAACAATCCATAATGACAGAGCGTATGATTTCCCTGCTGAAATTCCTGTACATGCAATTCTTAATTCATCGTCGAAACCATCAAGGATAAACGATTTCTGCCATTTGGATAATTGTTTATTCATTATACTATATCAAAGGTTATAGATAAATTCTTATCTTCTTTCTGTTCTACTTTCAACTGTTTCTGATCTTTGCTCCAATGCGTCTTATCACGTCTTTCAAGGATATTCAGAAATCTATCTGCAAGCTTATGGTTAGGTTCTTCCATGAGCATCTTTGTCAACATATTTCTAACCAAGAGAATCTTACCTTCATAGAATTCATCAGAAATATCGTCAACAATAATACCTACAGGTGCAAGATGAAATACAAGTTTCTTAAACTCTTCTTTCGTTTCTGTAGATAACAAACCATAGGTTAAGTCAATGTTAATCTTAGGAACTTTCAATGTTCCAACATATTCCTCAAATGTTACATGCTTGAAATTCTGTTCAAGCCACTCTGATAATTTCATTTCTTTCTCCTGTATTCCGCAATTTCATGCAATTCCTCCTGGGTATACATTGGTTGCGGTGATATCATTTCTGCAAGTTTCTTAACCTGCTCCTGAAGGATTGCAATTGTGAGCTTAATCTCACATAAATCTTTCTTTACATTATCTGTTTGTTTATTTGTTTCTTTCATTTCAATTTCCTTTATGTGTATAATAGAAATCATCTAGAATTTCATATGGTACATACATACTACGTATTCTACATATATTAATAGCTTCTAACCAACTTCCATCTATTTCCATGTCTAAGTCATAGCCAGCATATTTGATATTATTGGACTTATATAAGCCATGTGATGCGCCACGTTTAACTATCTCTGTTGTGTTATCTGTTCTAAAGTGGTTAATTAACATTCTTCCCTCTTAGTATATCTCTTCTTAAGTTTATGTTTCGGAAATCTTGGAATAGGCCAGTATAACCATACCTGTGGTTCATCGAATACTACATTTGGGTCATATTGCCATAACAAGCAGTCATATACGATTCCTGGAAATTCAATATTCTCAAACTTGATAACTGATTTACAGAATTTCTGGTTACAACCAGTTGACCATTTAGTTAGATATACTGCTGGTTTATTAAGGTTATTAATAATTTGACGTGGTAGGATAGCATTACCCCAGCTACCAAATGGTAGATTAGTAATCACTTTATAATCTAAATCTCCCATAGACATACTTCTGGCGTTCTGATTAGTTATGTTATTATAATTTACCTTAGCTCCAGCATATTCACACCATAACTCGATTCTGTGCAATAATTCTTTATAACGTCCAACATCAAATTCATTTGCAAACGTCGTGTCAATAGCTTCTTGTGGGATCATACCAATCTGCACTTTCTTATTAAGAATTGCATTGACGATATTACCAGTTCCAGCAGTAGGTTCCAATATATTTCCTTTGAACCATTCTACTGGTGTAAAGTCGATCATCTTATCGACTATATCTTGCGGTGTCATGTATGCGCCATCAATCTTCTGTTTAGTTTCTTTCATTTAACTACTCCTCTTAATATTCAAATAATTCTGGTAATACTTTATAAATTTCATGCATCATATGGTCCATATTTAAACAAATACTACGCTTATGATAATCATGTTTAATATGTATATTTCTTATAATATTAGCTTCTTCATCAGTAAGAAATAAATTAACATAAGCTCCACCGTTAGATTTCTTATATCCTGGAATAATATTGATATGCTCAAGGCCTTTGAAGATCTTATATATGTGAAACCATTTACGATTCATTATTAAACTACTCCTCTCTTCTGCATATATGCACGTTCTTTAACGAATTCTTCAAATGGATAATCTCCAGAAGTATCTTGTAAATTTCCTACATCATCTGTATTCACAAAGAATCTTCTAAATGAATAACCTGCTTGTCTATCCTGACATTCTGATTTAATCTTGTTACCTCTCTTGAGATGATATTTCTGTAATATCCAATAAATACCATGGTCATCAAGTGGAACGTTCTTCATGAAATCATAATCAACTTCCTCTCTCAATGCTGCTACAGCTCTAGGACCATATACCATATATTGACCCATAGTATATTCATCAGATTTGGTACATAACCAATCGCAATCTTTCATGTTCTCTTCTATTTCTTCAAGATATGTTTCAGGATATGTAACATCATCATCCAAGGTTACAAGGATATATTCGCCTTCAATATTATATATAGTGGGCATAATCTTCTCCCAGACCTTCATATCTGATTCTTCGAAACTTATATCAAGGTTATCATTCTCTTTATCTAACTCGATTAATTCCTTCGGTAAATCCGCATATCCGAATGGGAAATTATCGAAATCGAGATTTAACCTAACCAAATCAGGTTTCCTTGTCTGATTGAGAATAGATTTGATTGTATTATGAGCTTGATGGATTCTCTTATTCCACGATGTTAAACTTACTATTATCTTCATATGCTATATAATTAGAAATTCCCACTACAGCATATTGTAATGGGAATTATATCGTAATAGATGGAAAGAAATTTAGTTATACAAATTACAGATTTAAATATAGTATTTATTTATTCAGTCTCATTCATTAAGTTAAACATATCTACTTCTGTATTTATATCTTCAGTTATTACCCTTAATAACTTTGCTTTCTCTTCTTTAGGTAAATCTGATACTAATGTTTCTAGATATTTATTATACAGATTATTTAAGTTCTCAGCCGCTGCAGGATCTACTTGTGCAACCTCATTAAGATAAGCATCTTTATGTTTGAATATAGTTGAATTTGCATAATCAGTTGCTGCAGCTTTACTTAATGTGCTATTTGCATCTCGTATTTCATTAATTGTATAATTATATTCATTACCAGGATTTAGTAATCTACGTTCAATATTTGTTATATTAGGTTTCATTACATTTGGCGAATATATATTTGCTACACCTTTATCGAAATTAGAAATATCTGCGTTACGTTCTCTGTAATTCTCTTGCCATCTATTTAAATATTCTGATGGAGAATATTGTTTATTTGCTAAAGAACCTCTAGGTATAGCCCAACCAGTATTAGAAGTTACTTCATCCATAAATGGATATTCAAATCTTAATTCACTTACTGTTTGTGCTTCTAACGGTTCTACTCTACCATGAACCCCTTCTGGAGATGCATAAACAATATTATCTTTATTCGGATAAGGTGCATCTACTTGCCATGACCTTAAGTTATCAAATTCACCTGGACGTATCGGTCTTTCTTCTGTAACTTTAAGCAAATCTTCTTGCTTCCAATCAGGTGCTTGTCGTCTAATATTGTTTGCTAAATATCTATTATATTGTTCTGTTGCAGCTTTATCTATCTGACGAGCTGCTCCTCTAGCACCTTTAATAGGTAATCCAATTAACACAGCTTCCTTAGCATAATCAGATAAGTCACCATTATTTCTGTAATTTCCATAGAATGGTACTACATCTTCAGCTGCAAGTTTCAATGTTTCTAATGCAGATCCATCTGGATTATCTCTGAAATACTGCAATGCACGTGTGAACGGTATCCCAGATTCTACCATTCTATCAAGTAAACTACCGTCTAATTTCATCTTAATAAACGGTTCGTTTGGTCTGTATGGTTCCATAAATTCTCCTTAGAAATATACAGAATAATTAGTTGATATAATAAGAAATCCCGGATCGTTTGGTCACCGGGATTAA